GCTCACTTTTGGAACTTGCACATCCGAAAAAAATTGGAGCCGAAACAATGAGATCGGGACCGAAGCCGCAATCGCTGCGGCTCAAGCTATTGCGCGGCAATCCCGGCATGGCGTTGGACCGGCTCAATCTCAACGAGCCGCAGCCGGAAGGGATTGTCGAGGTGCCCGAGCCGCCTGCGTGTCTGTCGGGCGTGGCCGCGGATGAGTGGCGGGTGGCGGCCGGACAGCTCATCGTCATGGGCATATTCAGCAAGGTCGATCTGGCTTTGCTGGCGGCTTACTGCCTTTCCTATGGGGTTTGGCACGGCGCTGCGATGGCATTGCGCGACAACCCTCGCCTGACCCGCAACGCGCACATCTCGATCGCGAGCAAGGCCGCGGCCGACATGATCCGGCTGGCTAACGAATTCGGGTTTAGTCCGGCGGCGCGGACGCGGATCAATGCCGGCTCGAGCGGCGCCGGTCGCCGGCCGGGCAAGTTCGACCGCTTTCTGTCCGGCTGATGCCCGTCCAGCGCACCGCGGACGGCAAGCGCCGCGCCCAGGATGTGATCGACTTCATCGAATGCCTGACCATCCCGAGCGGGACCGGCCAGGGCAAGCCGTTCAAGCTGCATCCGTTCCAGCGGGCTTTTCTCAAGGATATTTACGAGCCGCACATCGGCGGCCGCCGTGTTGTGCGGCGTGCGATCCTCTCGATGGCGCGAAAGAACGGCAAGACGGCGTTGATCGCGACGATGGCGCTCGCGCATCTGGTCGGGCCGGAAAGGGTCGTCAACGGGGAAATCTATTCGGCCGCCAATGACCGCGATCAGGCTTCGATCGTGTTCAAGTTCGCCAAGCAGATCGTCGAGCTCGAACCGCAGCTCGCGGCCGAGATCGAAGTCATTACCTCGACCAAGACCATGTTTTCGCGGCGCACCGGCTCGATCTACCGTGCGGTGAGCGCGGAGGCCGGCACCAAGCACGGATATTTGCCCAGCGTCGTGATCTACGATGAGCTCGCGCAGGCCAAGAGCCGGGCCTTGTATGATGTTCTCGATACCAGCTTCGGGGCGCGCGATGAGCCACTGTTCATCACCATCTCGACGCAGTCGAATGATCCCGAGCATGTGCTCTCAAAGCTGATCGACGACGGGCTGGCGGGCACCGATCCGTCGATCGTTTGCCACTTGCACGCCGCCGCCGAGGGCTGCGAGCTCGATGACGAGGCGCAATGGGCGAAAGCCAATCCGGCGCTCGGCAAGTTCCGCGATCGCGAAGACCTCGTCGCCGCGGTGCGCCAGGCCAAGCGCATGCCGGCGGGCGAACCCAAGGTCCGCAACCTATTTCTCAATCAGCGGGTGGCACCGATATCCTCGCTGATCTCGCGCGCCGAGTGGATGGCGTGCGCCGGCGATGCCAGGATCGCGGACGGCGAGGAGGTCTACCTCGCGCTCGATTTGTCGAGCGTCATCGATCTGACCGCGTTGATGGTCGGCTCGATCTCCGACCCGACGCGGGTGGTGCCGTATTTCTGGAAGCCGGCCGACCATCTGACCGAGCACGCCAATCGCGACTTCGGTAGCGGAACGCACCGCTATCGGGAATGGGTCGAGGCCGGGCATCTGCGGCTCTCGCCCGGCAAGACCATCGATCCCGAGACGATCGCGCGCTTCATCGGCGAGCTCACGCAACGCTACCGCGTCAAGGGCATGGCCTATGATCGCTGGCGCATGGGCGACATCCTCCGGGAGTTTGATCGCATCGGCTTGCAGGCTTACGAAGACGGCGAGAAGGGCGGCGACGGCTTACGGCTCGTCCCCTGGGGCCAGGGCTTCAAGGACATGGCGCCGGCGATCGACGCGCTCGAGCTCGCCATCATGGAGCGGCGACTCGTCCATCCAAGCAATCCCGTGCTCAACTGGAACATGGCCAATGCGGTTGCGACTATGGACCCGGCTGGCAATCGTAAGCTCGACAAAGACAAGGCGCGCTTCCGCATTGACGGCGCTGTCGCGCTCGCGATGCTGCTCGGTCTGCGCTCGCGTGACCGCGTTGCTAAACCGATCGATCTTGAAACGCTGATCGCTTGAACTACCCAACATGAAAGAGGCAACTATGAAAAGACTTGCGCTTACGGCTTTCATCCTGGCGGCGCTCGCGCTGCCCGCATCCGCCAGCACCGTCACGCTGGGCGGCGTGACCTGGGACACCACCAACTCCGGTAGCCTAAGCCTTGGAAACGTGGTGCCGGCCGGCAACCAACCGCAGAACGCGCCGTGCGTGATTTGCGGCGCGACCCAGCCGCAACAGCCGGCAAACTTCGGCTACAACGATTACAGCAACAACGGAGCCACGTCATCGATCACCGCGTTCTCCGATGAGGGCAATGGCGGCCGCAACACGCTGGCCGACAACACCTTCGCGACCGGCTACACCGTCGGCGCCGGAAGTCCGTTCCTGCTGTTCCTGCTCGCCAACAACGACACGAGCCTGGGCTTCTCGATCGGCGTGGACGTGAACGACACCAATCAGGCGCAGACGCTCAACTCGTTTTTCTTCCTCGACTTCACGACGCGCACCGTGCTGGCGAGCTTCACCGGCGGCACGACCGGCAACGTGCCGTCGCTCAACAACGGCACCGGCTTCCCGGATTACTCCATCACCGGGGCGCTGCTCAATCTCAACGACGTTCATGTGGGAGATACGATCGGCTTCGTGGCGCTGATGACCGGATTGAACGATGGCCCGGACTCGTTCTTCATCGAGGCGGCACCGGCGGCTGTCGTCACGCCGCTGCCGGCTTCGCTGCCGTTCTTTGCAGCGGGCTTGCTGGGGCTGGTCGGCCTGATGCGTTCGCGGCGCCGGCAATGCATCAGCGGTGATGCGGCGGCATCGGCCTAGTGCCAAGAAACGCCACGCGGTGGCCACTCATTGGCGGATCATTCGCGACCGCAAAGGCCGCGTCAAGAAGCGCATCCGGGTCGCCGGCTCCTTGCGCGGCAAATTGGTTGAACGAGGTTGAGCCATGCCGCGACCAGGCGAGGCCCGCACCGCCTGGTCGCATTTCTACGGCAAGGCGTCGTGGCAGCGGCGGCGCCGGTTGCAACTGCGAGCGCATCCGCTCTGCGCCTTCTGCCTGGCGCGCGGCGTCGTCACGGTCGCTCGCATCGTCGATCACGTCGAGCCGCACAAGGGCGATTGGAACAAGTTTGTAATCGGCAAGCTGCAATCGCTCTGCGAAGCCTGCCACAACTCGTCCAAGCGTTTCATCGAGCTCGACGGCTACAGCATCGACGTTGACGACGACGGCTGGCCGCTCGATCCGAAGCATCCGGCAAACAAGGTTCGATAGGGAGGCGATCAAATGGGAATTCTCATCAGCTTTGCTTACCTCCTGCTTTACATCGCGATCGTCATCTTCATCGCATTCTGCATTGTTTGGTTGATCACGGGCTTCATGGGTTGGTCGATCGACGCGAACGTCTACAAGTGGGGCAAGGTCATCGTCGGTCTGCTCTGCATTATCGCCGTTCTAGTCTGGCTTTCCGGGTTGATCGGCTTCGGTCCCGGCCTGCCGGAACCGCATCTGATGTACCGATGATCGAGCGGCCCACGATCTCGATCGGCTCGCAAGGGAGCCAGGTGACGCTGGTGCAACGCCTGCTCGGCGTGCGCCCGCTCGACGGCGACTTCGGCAACATCACCGCCGACGCGGTTGAGGTTTATCAACTCATGTGCGACCTCGTCGTTGACGGCGTGGTCGGGCCGCAGACCTGGGACGCGCTCGACGCCGAATTCGGCTTGCCGCCCTACCCGCCGCCGCTGCTCGAGCCGCTCGACCCGGCGACCGCGGCCGCCATTGTCGGCCTGGCGCGCTCGTCCGCGATTGCGCATTACGAATGGGCCGACCGCGGCCAGGCGCCGCCCGCCTATATCGCCGGCATGGCGATCGCGTTCGCAACGTGCATTCGCAAACTATTTGCCTTCGACACATCCGCGCTCGATATGGCGAAAGCCAATTCGCACAACGAGGACAAGGACGCGCTCGCATGGTACGCCGACATATTCAACGACCTCGAGATGAGCAACGAAACCGCCGGACTAAAAACCCTGCGGCACCTTTTTGTCTTATTGCTCGGCCTCGGTATGCGAGAGTCGTCCGGCCAGCATTGCGAGGGTCGCGACCAGAGCGCGACCAACGTCGAAAGTGAAACCGCCGAGGCCGGGCTGTTCCAGCAAAGTTTCAATTCCTCAAGCTGCTCGACCGAGATCGAAAAGCTGATGGCGGAATACGCTGCCGGGCTCGGCATCGAGCCGCCGGCGCAATGCGCGTTGCACATCTTTGCCGATGGCGTCGAGTGTTCGGAAACGGATTGGGAAAACTACGGTGCCGGCGAGGGCCGCGCATTCCAGAAGCTCTGCAAGTGCTGCCCGCAATTCGCGGTCGAGGCCGCGGCCGTTGCGCTGCGCCATCTGCGCCAGCATTGGGGACCAATCAACCGGCGCGAGGTCGAGGTCCGGCCCGAGGCCAATGACCTGTTCGCGGATGTCGAGGCGCTGATCACGGCCGGCATCGTCTAACCCGCAATCCTAAAAAGGGGAGATTACCCAATGTCGATCACTATTGTTGATGGGCCGACCATTCCGCTCGGCGAGTCGCTTTCAGATGCCGCAGACTGCTCCGCGGGCAACATCGTCCGCATCACCGTCCCGCAGGAATTCACGCCCGCAAATTTGACCTTTCAGGTCTCGAGCGACGGCAACCTGTTCAACGACTTGTTCGACAGCAAGGGCGGCGAGGTCACCGTTGTCGCCAAGCCGAATACCTCGATCCTGATTTCGGAGGCGTGGGGCCGCTCGATCAATTTCGTGAAAATCAGGTCCGGCTCGCGCGACCATCCGGTTGTGCAGTCGCGCGATGAATGCAAGTTCGGCATCGCGGTCGAGACCGGCGCCGGCGCTGCCGCCGGTATGGCGGCCGGGCATTCGGTCGATCGCATTCAACGCTCCGACAATCCCGACCCGCACCGCTGAGAGGCATCAGTGCGGTAGGCTCGCTGGGGCCGCCCTAACCACGCCGTCCCCGGCGGGCCGCTTGTCCATTCCCGAAAGTTTGTAAGGAGGCGCCGCCATGGACGCAGCCGCGAAGCTATCTCGCCAAGACCTCGAGCCCGAGGAGGACGAGAGCGAGGACGATTTCATGGAGCGGTGCATCGATGAGATCGGGGACGACGAGGCGTGCCAGATACTTTGGGAAAATCGCGGCGCCGGCGACATTCGCCACAAGACCCACGAGGGCAAGGTCGGGGCGCTTGAGTTCATCCTCTCCGACGAAACGCCGGATCGAATGGATGACGTGATCATG